CACATCAAATACTACACGCTGAGTTTGAAGACGATTATTCATTAGTTTGTCAATATGACTTAGAAGAAGTAAGAGCATTAGCATCAGATAAGAAAGACTCAGTTCTAACAATGAACTCGGGTGTTCAAGGTGGTTTTGTTACTATTTCTGAAGCACGTAAAGCTCTAGGTTTAGAAGCAGATGAAAGCCACGACGTATTTTTACGACCTCTAAATATGGTGGCTGTTCCTGTTGGTGAGACTGGAGTTATGACTCAAAATGAAGAGAGCCAGCAAAGCTCGCAGGAACAATCATCAGAAGAAGATGAGAAAGCTACTTTAAACACTACAAGATTTCAACCGGAAGTTAGAAGAAGTAAAAGAGTTATCGGTAAAAGACCTAAAAGAAAAAAGAACGTAACTGTAGATTTGACTATGGAATTCAAATCAGCTGAAGGAGATTATTCACTTATGGATGAAAAAGCAGCAATTTCTGCTAAAGTTAAAAAAGTATTACAAAAGAAAGTTAAAGACCATAATGCGGGAAGTTCGAAATATAAAGTCACTTATGGAAAACTGGCAACTATATTCAGACGAGGTGTTGGTGCATATAGAACAAACCCAGCTTCAGTTCGAGGTAATGTTTCTTCGGCAACCCAGTGGGGAATAGCCCGTGTTAACGCTTGGTTAAAAGGTCTTAAAGGTTCTTTCCCTAGAAAACCATTCGATACAGATTTATTACCAGCAGGACATCCACAAAAGAAAAAACCAAAGAAAGCTAAAGCAGAATCAGTTAAAGTAGGAGATACAGTTTCTTGGTCTATAAATAAAGACCCGGACCCACCTTCAACAGTTCACGGCGTAGTTACTTCTGTCAACAGTGAGAAGAAAGAAGCAACTATGGTAGTTTGGGCAATTATGGAAAACGGTGACCATAAGAAAACTGATAGAAGCGTAACAATGCCTTTTGGTAAATTATCAAAAATAAAAGATTTTCGTAAAGAAGCTAAAGATAAAGAGATGACTAACTTTCCATCACGTGGTGATAATCAAAAAGTTAGTTTAAGCAACTCTAAATTTAAACAATTTCCGGACCACGCTTATGTTAAAAATTTAAAAGAGAATTACCCAAAGATATGGAGAAGAGCAGGCACCGGTGGTAATCCACCTACCTCCTTCACAGGAAATGATGCATATAGAAACTGGACTAAGTATAAAGCTGGGGACAGAAGTGCAGCAGTATTATCTTGGGTAAAAAGAAGAGAACGTTTTATGAGCCGACACTCCGGGAACACTCGACTAAATGGAATCATTGCCGTTATGAAATGGGGCGGTGTAACCAAGTCCGGTGTAAGCACTATGAAAAAAATCGTGAATGAGCAAAAGAAGAAAGAAGACGCTCGCAGTAAGAAAGCTATTGACCTTATAGCAGGAAACACTGACGATTTGACAAGTTAAAATAAAAGAGTATAAAAGGAGTTGTATTTTTTATGGCTAGTGAAAAATTCACAAAGTCAGTAAGTTTTAAAACTACTGATGACGAAAAAGGTAATGTTGAAGCAGTATTTTCTGTATTCAATAATTTAGATAGCGACGGCGATGTCGTCCTACCGGGTGCTATAAAGTCCGGATTCAAAGATGACCAAGTTCCAATGGTATTCGCACACAAGTGGGACCAACCAATTGGTAAAGGTAAAATAGTTCAAGAAGACGACAAAGCAGTCTTCAAAGGTAAGTTTTTTATGGGAACTGAGGCTGGTAAGGAAGCCTATAACCTTGCAAAAGAAATGGGTGACTTACAAGAATGGTCTTTCGGTTTCAGAATTAATGATTATGAAGTAGCTGAGTTCCAAAAAGATGGAGAGTCTGTAGGAGATGTTCGCTACTTAAAAGATTTAGAAGTATATGAAGTATCACCAGTATTAGTAGGTGCTAATAGACAAACCTACACACTAGCCATTAAAACCGGTGAGGAAGCTATATACGAATCAAGCTCCGAAGAAAAAGCAGCCAATGATGAGGATATCTTTGACAACGAAGAAGATGCCAAGAAAAGAGGCAAGGAATTAGGTTGTGAAGGTTCACATACTCATATGGTTGACGGAAAAGAAGTTTATATGCCTTGTGCTACACACGAAGTTTATGAACAGATGATAAAGAATGATGAAAAAGATTTGTCAGAAGATACAGAAGTTGTAGAAACTGAAGTATCCGAAGAGAAAGTTTCAGAAGATGAATCCAGCTTGCAAGGAGTTCGTTTTTCTGACGAGGTGAAGGATGTGCTTGCTGCATTGGAGAGCCTCATAGTAAGAGCTAAAGCAATCAATGTTTTACGCTCGAAAGATGGAAGGTCTTTATCGGCTAAAGCTGAATCAGCTCTTAGAGCTGTTCAAAGCGATTTAGATGACGCTTGGCAAGAGTTAGATGAGATTCTAGGGCAAGAAGATGAAACCCCGGAAGCTGAAATAGACACAGAAGCCGAAGTTGCAGAAGCTGAAGTTCCTGTAGCAGAAGATTCAGAAGCTCCAGTAGCTGAAGAAACAGAAGCTGAGGAAACTGAGGAAGAAGTATCTGAGGAATCTGAGACTGTAGATGTTGAAGAGGAAGAAGATTCAGAACCGGAATCAGAAGTCGCAGAAGATGAGGTAGAAGAGGTCGTTGAACTTGAAGAAGTAGATGCGGAATTTGAAGCCTTATTTGCTGAAGCTCAAGCCACAATAGCAGACTCTTATGTCGCTGAGCTTGAAGAAGACGAATAAGTATAAGTAAAAAGTTATTTTGGAGAAATATAATGTCAGATTATAAAGAACAAATTTCCAAAAAGCGTGCTGAGTTAAAAGAAGTATTTGATAACCCAGCAGAAGACGGAAAGTATTCTGCTGAGCAAAAAAATGCTATCAATGGTTTAAACACTGAACTCGCTGAGTTAGTTGATGCAGCTAACATTGACAGAAGCAAAGCCAAGAATGAAAAGGCAATGGAAACCGAAGCATATGCTCCGGAAGCTCCAGCTGAGCCAATTCAAACTGTAGGTGAAGCATTTGTTAAATCTGCTGCTTATGAAAACTACAAAACAGACGGTGTTAAAGGTGTAGACTCTACAGTAAACTTTAGCCCAATGGGTTATAAAACTACTTTAGGTGCTGGAACCACAAACTCTTTCGCTCCGGAAGTTTTAAGACAGCCGGGTATCTTAGAGAAAGCTCTTAGAGACCCCGATGCAGTCATCGGTCTTTTTGACCAAATCGAAACTGACCAAAATTCCTTTGCATATATGGAAGAAACAACCTTCACAAATGCTGCTGCAGAACAAGCTGAAGAAGCTACAACTGCTGAGGCTGCATTAGACTTTACAGAGCAAACAGCTCCAATCAGAAAGATTGGCGTTTTCTTGCCTGTTACTGAAGAACTTCTTGCAGATGTTGCTGGAATTCAAGGTTATGTAAACTCAAGACTGTCAACAATGATGAAGTTAAGACTAGATGGTCAGCTTCTCGCTGGTGACGGAACCGCACCAAACATCGAGGGTATCCTTGATGCTGGTAAAAGCTCTGTCGATTCAATCGACTACAGCTCTTACACTGGTGAACTAAAGCAATTGGGTGCAATCTATCAAGCTATAACAAACATCAGAACTGGTGCTTTTGTTGAGCCGGATGCGATTGTTATGCATCCAAACGATTGGTATTCAGTTATCACATCAGTTAGCGATTTCGCAGGAACATCTTCAGCAGGTTATGCTGCTAAGAATCCTCTTTTCGTTGTTGGTGGTGGTTTCGGAGATGCTCCACAAGCTAGACTTTGGGGTATTCCAGTTGTTCCATCATCCGCTATCTCAGAGAACACAGTTCTCGTTGGTAGATTCGGTGGTGGTGAAGCTGCTCACGTTGTGATGCGACAAGGAATTGACCTTGCTGTATCTGACTCTCATAGTGACTTCTTCCTTAAAGGAAAATTAGCTATTAGAGCAACAATGAGAGTTGGTCTTGCTGTCTACAGACAACAAGCATTCTCAAAGATTACAAACTTCTAAGAGTTTTAATCTTAAGTTGTATTTGGAGGGGTGGATTATTCTGCCCCTTCAAACAAGATAAAAAGGAAAAAAGATTTAATGGAATATATTAAAGTAGAAAAAGATATTTGGAAAATGGCAGATGGCACATTATTCGAAGGTAACATCAATGATGTTCCTAAAGGTAATCCATCTAACGTAGCTAAAGCTGGTAAAGAATACTCAATGGAATATTTAGAGTATCACGGCTGGGGCAAAAAAGAAAAAGCTCCTAAGAAAAAAGCTGCTCCAAAGAAAAAAGTAGAAAATAAAGCTGTTAAGCCCGAAGACGTAGAAGACAAGTAAGGGGTAGCCAGTGGCACTATCAACAGTTTCTGACGTTAAAAGTGTTATTGGTGTAGATATGTCTTCAGCTGATGAAACAGCTATAACAAACATTTTTATACCGGCAGTTGACGCAGCAATTAAAAATTACTTAGGCTATGAGCTTGAGTATTCATCTTCTATTACCGAGACAATAGATGGGAATAATGAAGAAGAGATTTATACAAAAGTAGCACCTATTGTGGCTGTTACTTCTGTTACAGAAGATTCAGTTGCGTTAACTGAGGGTAATCAAGAAAACTTTGTAGTTTACAAAGCAGAAGGAAGAATTAGAAAAACAAATAACAAAAGATGGTCAACAATAAGACTTCAAAATGTGACTGTCGTTTATTCTGCTGGATATTCAGATTCAGAAGGAACAGCAGAAGATATTCCTAAAGATTTAAAATTTATTAGTGCAAAAGCAGCTGGCAAAATGTTTGTTGCTGCAGCAGCTTTATCAGCACAACAACCAACTGGTGAAGTCAAATCACACACTGCTGACACCTCAACAGATGCTAACTTTAACTTAGTTAGACAAGAATCACTAGGTGATTACTCAGCAACCTATGAAAGTGTTCCAAATTTAATGAATCAAGGAATACTTAACGATATGGATATGAGGGTATTATCTAAATATAAAAGACAATACTTCACATCGGCATCCATACTCGACTAAACTAGTCATATGGATATAGAACTTAATAAAGCTAAAAGACAAGCATATCTTCGTGGTATAGACGATGATAAGTTTCGTGAGGCTTTCTTGGACCAAATGAACTATTTTAGAATGCAAAAAGTTAATCTTGTTGCAGATATGGATGAAATAGTAAACGAATGGCTACAAATACAAAAGAAATACCCAACTAAAGCTAAAAAGAAAAAATAATGGCTCGGTATGATTACAAGTGTTCCAAATGTGAACACTCGTTTGAAGTTACTCATTCAATACACGAGGACCCAGTGATTAAATGTGAAAAATGTAAAGCAGTATCTACTAGACAAATACCTACTAGGATTAATT